TATGGGAAAGAGACAATCATAAATGTATATTTTGCCATAAAGAGGTAGAGTGGAATTATGCAAATAGTCATTTTATCAAACGTAGTCAAGGTGGACTAGGTATAGAAGAAAATATATTAACTAACTGTGGGGAGTGTCATAGACTATTTGATGATTCAATAGAAAGACAAGAATGGCGAATGGAATATGCTGAAAAGTATTTACGTTCTAAATATCCTAATTGGAATAAGAATAAATTAATATATAAAAAAGGGGGAGTAGGGTATGGTACAAACTACATATCAGAAGAAAAATGGAGAACTAGTAAATAAAATAACTTATTTTAGAGGACAGTACAAAATAGGAGAAGAAAATGGATTTGGATGGAAAGTAGTTGACATTAAATATAAATTTAAGGATAACTTCTATCCTATGTATGAATACGATAGACTAATCCAGAAACATTGGAAACGTGAAGATACTATTGATGAAATAAAAAAGAAGTTAAAAAAAATTGGTACTTTCTTTACCAACTTCTTAGGTTACATGATCCTATATAAAATGCTAGAGTTTATCATTCTAAACGTTATTTGATTTACACCTTTTACAAAAAATACAAAAAAAGAATAAAATATGTTGACTTTTGATTTCAGAGTGTTATAATATAATCATAAAAGAAAGGACAAAAAAACTTTTCTATTAGTCTTGTTTTCAAGGGTTAACATAATATATATTAAGTAAATTTACAGTATATTGTTTCCTTGAAACAAGACCAAAATATGGTCTTGTTTTTTTGTTTTCAAGAAAGGAGAAAAAGTATGGAGAAACCAATTAAGTATTATGGTGAGAAAACAATTAAATTTCCAAAGTTATTAGCTGAAATGGCTAAGCGAGGAGATACACAAGAAACGTTAGCAAAACTTCTTGAATTAACTCAACCATGTATAAGTAGAAGGTTAACAGGAGAAACTTCTTGGAGCATGGATGATATCGAGAAGATATGCAAACACTACAAAAAAGATTATAAAAATTTATTTAAGTAAAAATTGAAAACAAAAAGGAGTACAAAAATATGAAAAAATTAATAGTAAAAATTTTAATGGTTATAGCATTAATAGGAATTATAAAAGACTTTACAACTTTAATGATGGGAGCTACTTACACTTGGTTCGGAGCTTTAACAGGATTTATCAATGTAATAATCGTTGGTAAAGGATGGGATTACCTTGAAAGAGTTTAGACTACTAAAAGCAGATGAAATAAGTTGTAGAGTAAATCAAATAAGTGATAAAGGATTAACACTTTTATTATACAAAGATGCACGTGTAGATATGGATATTCTAGATGAAACAGTAGGATGTATGAACTGGAAGAAAGAATATACACGTGATAATAGGAATTGCATAGTCTCAATATGGGATGAAAATAAAAAAGAATGGATCAGTAAAGAAGATACTGGGACTGAATCTAATAGTGAAGCTGAAAAAGGACTAGCATCAGATAGCTTTAAAAGAGCATGTGTTAACTGGGGAATAGGTAGAGAGCTATATACTGCACCTTTTATCTATATACCATCAGAAAATCCAAAAGAAGGTTTAGATGTGGCTTATATCGAAAACAAAAATGGAAAACATACAACAAAAGATAAATTTCATGTTGAGACAATAAAATATGATGAAAAAAGAAACATTATAGGTTTATCAATTAAGAACCAAAAGAATAAAAGAGTTTACTTAATGATGCCACCTAAAGAGGTAAAAAAGGAGGTTAAGAAAGATGAAAATAACAAACAAGCTTAACCTACCAGATATGTTAGTAAGAACAGTAGAAAAAGATTATCAATATAGAGATAAAAGATATTCAATAACAAGTCTACTTGATCCAGATAGAGTATTAATGCTTAAACGTAGACACAATGACGAAATAGAACAAGATGTATCAGAGTGTATATGGATGTTATTTGGTACTGTTACACATTATGCTTTAGAAACTGGAATTGAATGTAGAGAGAATGAATATGTAGAAGAACATCTAGAATATACATTTCCTAGTGGATATACACTAAGTGGAATAATCGACCACGTAGAAGATTATATAGACGATTATAAAACTACATCGGTTTGGACTGTTATTTATGGCAGTAATAATGAACATTGGAAGAAACAATTACAAATGGGAGCTTATTTACATTATAAAGAGCATGGTAATTGGATTAATAAAGGAAGAATTATAGCAATCTTAAAAGACTTTAACAAAAAGGATTCTTTACTTAAAGACAACTATCCAAAACTACCAGTACAAGTAATCAATTTTGATTTAGGTACACCAGAAGAAGTAGAAGAATGGATAGTTAAAAGATTTAAAAGAATTGAATATTTGGAAAAACTTAGTGATTTAGATTTACCACTATGTACACCAGAAGAAAGATTTAATTCTGGAACTAAATATGCAGTAAAGAAAAAGGTATGGAAAAAAGCATTTAGAGTATTCGATAGTCTAGATGAAGCTAGAGAACTTTTAATAGAACTTGAACGAAAATATCCAGGAGAATACGAAATAGAAGAACGTATAGGAGAAGATAAAAAATGTAAAGATTATTGTAGTTGTTGCCAATTTTGTCCGTACTATTTAGAACATTTTGATTTAGAGCATAAAGAGATAATGGAGGAACTTGAAAATGTACAAATGTAATGAATGTGAGGAGAAGTTTTTAGAGCCTGTAGAGACGAAAACTACTTATGAGATGTATTTGGGTATAGACGGAGGAAACACACCCCTAACAGTCTATAAATGCCCTTATTGTGGAAGTGAAGATATAAGTGAAATAAATATGGAGGATGAAGATGAATAGAATTGATTTAATAGGAAGATTAACACGTGATCCAGAGTTAAGAAAGACTGAATCATGTCATGTAAGAGCAGATTTTACTATAGCAGTAAATCGTATAGGAGCTAAAGAAGAACAACAACAAGCAGATTTTATAAATTGTAGAGTATGGGGTAGTCAAGCTGAAAACCTAGCTCATTTTCAAGGAAAAGGTAGTCAGATAGGACTAGAAGGGAGCTTAAACGTAGATACATATACAGATAAAGATGGAAATACAAAATATAGCACCTATGTATTGGCTAATAGAATTGAATATTTAAGTAATAAAAAGGGGGAGAAAAAAGAAGAAAGTAAGGAAGAATCTAATGAAGATTTTTCAGGATCATTCAAAATGGATGAGATAGAACTTGATGATTCCGATTTACCATTCTAAATTGAGGTGATTTAGTTGGAAGAACGTAGATACGGAGAATATACCACTCTAGAAACAAGAAATGAAGCTAATGAAACGGTAGATAAGAAAAAACGTTATATTCAAATATTAAGTATTTTAAAAGGTAAAAGAATGACAGCTAAAGAAGTATCAGTAGAAATGTTTAACAAAGGGTATACAAGTAATACAGATAGAAATAATGCAGCTCCTAGACTAACCGAACTAAGTCAAAAAGGAATAGTAGAACCTATAGGAAAGAAAAGATGTCAATATACAGGTAAAACTGTAGCAGTATATGAGGTAAGACATGGCTGAAAGAAGAATGTTTGCAAAGACAATTATAGATAGTGATTCATTCCTAGATATGCCTATGAGTACACAAGCATTATATTTTCATTTATCTATGAGAGCAGATGATGATGGTTTTATAAATAATCCTAAAAAGATACAAAGAATGATAGGAGCAACTGAAGATGATTTAAAGCTATTAATAGCTAAAAATTTCATAATTGTATTTGAATCAGGGGTAATCGTCATAAAACATTGGAAAATACATAACTATATCAGAAATGATAGATATAAACCTACAGTATATCAAGAAGAAAAGGATCAATTAGAGCTTAAAGACAATGGAGCTTACACTCTTGGTATACCAAATGGATACCAAATGGAAACCCAGGTTAGGTTAGGTAAGGATAGTATAGGTAAGGTTAATAATAAAGAGAGCAAAAAATTTGTTAAACCTACTATTGAGGACATACAAGATTATTGCTTAGAACGTAAAAATGGCATAAATGCCAATGCTTTTTATGACTTTTATGAAAGTAAAGACTGGATGGTAGGTAAAAACAAAATGAAAGACTGGAAAGCTTGTATTAGAACTTGGGAACAAAGAAATAAAAAGGAGAAACAATCAAGCACAGACTTTGATAGACCAGCTTGGTTAGATATGGATTTATGAAAGAACTAATAGAAGATATTAAAAATAGAAGAAAAATAAGGATCATATGTGATGGAAAAGATTTTGGAACGTATGAATATAACGAAGAAAGACAAAGATATGAGGGTTTTGGTTTTCTAACATTAGAATCAATAAAAAAGATACTTAAAAAAGAAATAGATTTTATAGAAATAAGGAGAATAGAAAATGTATAACATAGAAAAAGATATTTATTTAAAATGCTGGATAGTATGGGAGAAACATCAAAACTACTCAATAGATAGATACCATGCTAGGACTAAAAGGGAGTGTAAGAAATGGTTGTCTACTCTGTAGGGAAACTAAGTAGCTATAGTAACGGAGCAGTGCAAAACATAGCAAAGATACATCAAGAGAGAACAGAAAATACTTATAAATGCAAATGTGGACATAGTGTGCCTATAAAACCTTATGAAAAGAAAGTATTATGCCATTGGTGTAATAAATGGGTATTTAAGAACGAAAAAGATGAGTTTAAATTTCGTTTAGAAGAACAAAGGAGGAAAGTTAAATGAGTTTTATTTTAGGAGTTTTCACAGGAGTAGCTATTATGTGTATTTTATCTGTAGCTAAAGATGAAAATGAAGAATTAGAAATGTATGTAGAAGAAAAAAAGGATGATGATAATGAACTATGAGATATTAAGTTTAGAAACTGCTGAAAAATTAGCTAAGAAATCTAGAAGAAAAAGAAACAAAAGCTTAATTAAGATAAATAAAGCTATTAAAATGCTTGAATATTACACGAAATATGGAGAAAACATAATCTTAAATGGTAATGCTTTAAAACCTATATTAGCAGTTCTTAGAGGTGAAGAATGAAAGACTGGACAGGAAATAGTAGAAGTTATGCATCTGTACTAGGAGCTAGGAACTTTGCATTAGAAGATAGAGAAGAACATGATTATTATGCAACTGATCCAAGTAGTCTAGAAAAGTACTTAGAAGCACTTAAAAGAGACCATATAACTTTAGATATAAATATATGGGAGTGTGCTTGTGGCGAAGGTCATTTAAGCAAGAAGTTAGAAGAAAAAGGATATAACGTTTATAGTACAGACTTGATAGATAGAGGGTATGGAATTGGAGGAGTAGACTTTATCAACACCCAAACGAAGTGGGGGGGTACATTTTAACTAATCCACCATATAAATATGCTAAAGAATTTGTAGAACATGGACTTGAACTTATAGAAAAAGATAACTATGTAATTATGTTTTTAAAACTGCAATTTTTAGAAGGCAAAGCTAGAAGAAAACTATTTGATAAGAAGCAGCTTAAATATGTATACGTATTTAGTGAACGTCAAAGATGTGCTATGAATGGAGATTTTAGCAAATATACAAATAATGGAGGTACACATGGAGCAGTAGCATATTGCTGGTTTATGTGGCAAAAAGGATTTAAAGGAGAACCGATAATTAGATGGATATAGAAAAAAGATGGTGCTATGGGTGTGATGAAAAATATCCATTAATACCAAAATACTGGGCATGGGCAAATAAAGAACATACCAGATTTAGAACTAAATGTAGAAAATGTACTAATTGGGATTCTAAAATATCTCATAGGATCGCCAGAGCAAAGAAGAAAGACAAAGGAGAATAAAATGAAAAAGATATTAATAATACTAACAGGGGTGTTATTGGTATGGAATGAGCCAGTTATCGCAAAAAATAAGACAAGTAATATAAAGATAGCTAAGAGTATAAAAAAAGCGGTAACTAAAAATGCACAAAAAAAGAAGAAAACAGTGCAAAAGAAGAAAAAAGCAATAAAGAAAAGCACAAAGAAAGTGCAAAAGAAAAAAGTTGTTAAGAAAAAAGTAACTAAGAAAGCAAAATACAATTATAGATACAATGTAGGAGAAATACAATCTTATGCTCATAGTCTAGTATTAAGCTATGGCTGGAGTGAAGAAGATTATCGAGCATTAGTTTTATTAGTGAATAGAGAGTCTAGTTGGAACCCATATAGTGTAAATAAGAAAAGTAAAGCTTGTGGCTTATTTCAAGCATACCCTTGCTCTAAAATGGCAAAATATGGAAAAGACTATAGGACTAATTATAAAGTACAAGTTGCCTGGGGTATGGATTATATCAAAAATAAATATGGTACACCCCAAAAAGCTTGGAACTTCTGGCAATCTCACCATTGGTATTAAGGAGTGGTATTAATGTTATTTGCTATATGGTTTTACTTTATATCGTTTATTATATGTGTAATTATTTTAAATAATAAAAAATTATTAGAAAGAAACGAATTAAAAGCTTTATGTGGAGCATTGGCTATAACAAGTGCAGTGCTATTAATAATATTCTTAAAATAGAAAAACTGGTATTAAGGAGTGATAAAGAGTGAAAGAAGTAAACAATTTACTAAATAGACTTGGGGAATTAGATGACGCACCTTTGATATGGGTTAACAAAAAAGTCTATGATATGGCTGAAGAAATAGAAAGATTAAATAACATAATAAATGAATTAGAAAAAGATATAAAATGTATGCTTGAAGAATTTAATTATCCTGAGGAAGTTTATACATTAAAACAAATAGAAAGAATATCAAATAGGATTAAAGAATTAAAGGAGAATAAATAATGTTAAAGAAAGAATTGGAACTTGAACTAAATAGAACAAAAGTAGTATTAGATTATGCTAGAGAAGAATTAAAAGAAAAAGACAAAGAAATAGAGAAATTAACTGCTGAAAGTACAAAATGGGAAAGTAAATTCTATGACGAAGCTAAAAAAGTAGATAGAGCAATAGAATTTATAATAAAAAATGAAAATAATATTAGCTCAATAAAAGATTTAGAAAATGGCAAAACATATAATAGTGCTTTATTATATGTGAAAAGCATTTTACAGGAGAGTGATAAAGAGTGAATTATAAAGATGAAATGTATCAAAAATTATTATTATATTCAAATGAATTAGAAGATAGAATAGACGAGTTAAATAATCTAAACGAAAAAATATCTCTAGCATTAGAAAGTGCCGAGTATAGATTAGATAAAGCAATAAAATATATAGAAGAACAAAGCAAATTCATTAAAGGGTGCGACATATACCAAATTTGTAATAAAGACGTTTTATTGGGCATACTTAAAGGAGTTGATAAAGAGTGAAAAAGTTAATTTATAGTCAAGAAGATTTAGATTTAATACTATCTTTAGAAACAGAAACAAAAGACAAAGAAATAGAAAGATTAAATAAAGGCATAAACGAGATAATACAATATATAAATTCATTAGAACTGGGTAGTGACCAAGAACCATATAATAAAGAGGGTTATGCTGTAAGTGTATATGACATTGAGAAAATGTTAGTGGATTTGATAGGAAGTGATAAAGAGTAATGGAAGTATATGATGAATTAGAAAAAGCATTAAAGAAAATAGAAAGACAAGAAGAAAAAATAATGCGATTAAATATTAAGAATTTAGAATTAAT